ATAGTAATGTACAAAGGTATTGATACCTGATCTTATTAGAGCATTACCTTCGACTGCAACAAGTTTAAATCCACCAGGTCTAGTTAGGACTACATCATATACATGTCTACCACCTTGAAGAAATTTAGTTATAGAACTTGCAATTGATATATTGATTAATCCATCGGCAGCACTTTTTATACCAACCTGTACGTCAGTAAAGCGATAATTTGTAGGACTCTTTCTTAACTGAGATTGTCCAGTAAATCCTGTGAGATCAACAACACCAGAACCGTCAGAACTTAATAAAGTTAAGTCTTCACTAAAAGTCTCACCAGCATTGATAACAATATTTTTTCTATAGACAGTCATCTAATTCAATCTTTATTAAATATTTAGTGATATATACATATAAAGATAAACATTCTTATGAACAAATGGGTGAAACAGATTATGAAAACCCCTGGACCTATCAAGGTGCAACTTTCACTTCTGACGATATTGGCGACTTCTTCGGTTTTGTCTACAGGATTACAAATATACAGAACGGTAGGCAGTACATCGGTAGAAAATACTTCGTACAGAAGCGAAAGCCTAGAGGTGGCAAGAGAAGGGTTACAAGTGAGAGTGACTGGAAGAAGTACTATGGAAGTTCTCCAGAACTTAAATCCGATGTTAAACAATTGGGCAAAGAGAACTTTAGAAGAGAAATAATCTCCCTACACGAATCCCTTGGCAAAGTAAATTATGAAGAGACCAAACAACTGTTTCTTCATGACGTGTTAATGGAAGCACTTGACGATGGGACACCAATGTATTATAATAGCAACATACTTGGACGCTATATGAAAAAAGATTATGGACAGTTTGACAAGAAATCTTAGAACTACTTATGATTGGTCAATAGACCGAATGAATGATCTATGTACTGATGGTGATTTGGAGAAACTTAAAGATGCTGTATCTATTCGTCAAGAGTTTGCAGAGTGGTTATTAAGAGAAAATAAAGAAGTCCATCATGATATCGTCTCTCTTGAATATATTGGAGAAGGAAGCGAGTTTGACTAAAAGCTTGACATATTGTTAAAAGTCATGTAAGATAAGAATATTGTTTAAATAGTAATTATGCTACAAAAAATTGTAAATGGAATCGCTATTGCAAGTGGGGTTGTATCTCTTACCGTTGTTGGTACTGTTGGTTACGTATTCATACGCAAGGATGCGATTATCGACAACATCAAAAGCAAAGTAATGGAATCAGTTCTACCTGGCGGACTTGGAAGTCTTGGTGGTGGTGGAATCAGTGGTGCATTAGAAGTACCAGACATGGCACCTATGTCACCAGATGCGGGACCAGTACCACCATCTTCACCATTTTAACTTTAAGGATTAACTGTCTATATATAATATAGACATACTAATCCCATGGCTGAAGCAATTAAAAAAGAAGAAGTAAAATCTAAAGGTCCTATAGGTAAACTTAAAGAATTATCTGAGGACAAAGAAGAGCAGATGGCAATCCTGAGTACTTTTGTAAGACTTGGGATTTTAATTTGGGCAGGTGGAATATTAACATTAAATTATGTTACTTTCCCTGGTATGACCGAGCAGGATAAAATTGATCCAACTTTCATAGCTTCGGTCTTTACAGGAGTTTTAGCTACATTCGGTGTTGAAGCAGGAAAAAATAAAGGTAATAAAGCAAATAGTGGTGGGGGAGCAAACATATCGAAGAAAGATATGGAGATGCTTATAGAGAAAGCAACTCAAGCAGCACCTGCACAAACAATAAGATTAGAGCAAGCACCGATGGTTATATCACCTGGAAATCCTCCTAACAAACAGGGATAATAGAATATATGGAAAAGAAAGAAGTGAAATGGGGTAGATGGTTCGCTTTGGGATTAGGTGGACTCGTTGGTTTATCCCACATTGGTATGATAGGTTCTTTATCAAATCGTCAAAGTAAATTGCCAAGTATCAACTTACCAGTTGGTCCTTATACATCATACAAAGCAGATGTTAGTCATAATGGATATTACATAGAATATAAAGCAAACGATCCAAAAGTAATGCGTGTGGAACGGGATAGTAACACTAAGGGTGGCTTTCTGGGATTGGCTAACAACAAAGTTAAAACAGTTGAACAGTACACAATGGACGGTTCAGTTCACACAAAACCCAATAGTTCATCGACAACAATCGCAAACGGAAAGTCCGAAGCATGTATTAAAGCAATCGGAGGAGCAGAAGGAACAGGAAGACTCGTGGGTTCCAGTATTGGTGCCAGTGCTGCTCCTAGTGTTGCTAATATTCCCTATATTGGTTGGGTTGCTGCTGGTTGGATAACTATGTTCTCAGGAAATCAAGGTGCAGAAATTGGTGGTACTATGGCAGAAGACTTAAGTAAGGACTGCTAGTTGCCAAAATAAATATATCTGGTATAATATTATTATGGAAACACATAGAAAAACTTTGCTGCATCTTTTAAAAGAAAGAGCATATAAACATGGACAGTTTACTTTATCATCTGGTAAAGAATCAGAACATTATATCAACTGTAAACCAGTAACATTATCTTGTGAAGGTAATGCACTTCTATCACACCTAATGATAGAACACGTTGAAGAAAAATCTGTAGCAGTTGGTGGACTCACACTTGGTGCAGACCCATTAGTATGTGGCATCGCACAGAAAGCATATTATTCTGGAAAGCATATTGATGCGTTGATTGTGAGAAAGAATCCAAAAGGATATGGCACAAAAGAAGTTATAGAAGGACACAAACCACCTAAAGGTTCTATTGTTACAGTATTAGAAGATGTAACTACAACAGGTGGTAGTGCTATGAAAGCAGTAAATGTTCTTCGTGATGCAGGTTATATTGTGAATCGTGTCATCACTATTGTTGATAGACAGGATGATCATAAGGTGTGGGAGAATAATAACATTGAATTTATATCACTGTTTACTCTAGAGGATATTATTAAATAGTATAAAGTAAGGAAAAAGAAAATGATTTTTGCATCAAACCCATCGGTATATACTCTACCAGGCACTTGGGAAGCACAACCTTTAGTTCCAGTTGAATTGATATTCAGTACAACTGTTGCTATCGCAACTTTGGGTTTAGTTGCGGGTTTAGTTGCAGGTATTTCAATTGTTAGGATAAGAAAAAAGAAGTTTAATTAAGTGTGTGAGTCCACACATTGGTGCGTAATTATACCTAGATGCTATAATAAATATTAGCGTACTGGAGTTGAAACTATCATGTCCCACTACACTCTTTCTTGGCACGATAACCAAGATGTAGAACAACATATCTGTGAATATGCAGTTGACGCATTTGAAGCAGCAAGAAATGCAAGAAAGGATGTTCCCTATCTACAGGAACATCCTTTTTCTTTATACGAAATTCTCAAGGAGGATTAATGAAAATTTTTAAATTAAAATATCTATTGCAAGCATGGTGGTTGTTTGCAATTATGATTGCAATAGCACTAGGTCCTAAAGTTGCATATGCAGCAGAAGTTACAATGGGTTCTGGAGGTAATCTAATCTTTGAACCAAATGAAATTACTATCAAAGCAGGTGAGTCAATTACATTTGTAAATGGAGAACTCCCACCACATAATATGGTTGTTGCAGACCATCCCGAACTATCTCATACAGACTTGGCTTTTATGGGTGGGGAAAGTTTCGAGGTTACTTTCCCAGAATCTGGAGATTATGAGTTTCAGTGTGACCCACATGCAGGTGCAGGAATGAAAGGAGTTATTCATGTAGAATAAAAACTTGCAATCTCAATGGTTTGGTGATATAATAAATATTATGAATTTGTAACAAACTTTAATGTTATCCTTTTTACTCTTTTCATCCAGTTTTCTTAATTTTATATTTTACATCTATGCAATTGGTTTTGTAGTTGCATTGATATTAGAGCAGTTTGTAAAAAGAACTGGTAATGAAAGGAATATTTACATAGTACAGTATAATAGAAAATATCTTTGGAGAAATACTTGGATTGTAAACTTATTTTGGTTTTTAACTAATATAGGATTATATGTAATGGCTAGAAATATGCAAACACCTGTAGATACTTTTTGGAGTGAGGGATTATAATGGAAAAACCATATGATGACTCAAATTGGAGAGAAGATTATGCTAAGAATTTTTGTAATAATAAACGTCATCTCGAACTACTAGAGAATGGTCCTAAACAACTATCTCAGGCATGGGTATTAGGTGCATTATATAACGAATGGAAAAAGATAAGAGGATACGATAAATTAGATCCAAAAGAAAATGAAGGTCAATATCAATCATCTCTAAAAGAGTTCTTTGATAAGAATAAAGACCAAGGTATTTGATGCATCGGTTTAAGGAAATATTACCAGTTAAACGTAAACGTAAATGGTGGAAAATTAAACTATGGAAACTCAAGCGGTTACTTGGTCGATTGTTATAATGATTGCAATTTTATTAATTGCTGTTACAATAGTCATATACTATATAATGAGATATGATCACTTCTTCCCAAATGATTAAATATTTGGCAATACCAATCATATTGGTTGGATGTACAGCACCAATTACAGACCCACCTGCACACGCTTGTAGTCCTCGTTTGGATGGTGAATCTACTTATTGTCCACCAATGGATGGTGATCTACCAACAAAACCACTTATACCAACAGAACAGGTAAGGGGTGAAATAGATATATGGAATCCACATCAGATACAGGGGTTGCAGATGATGTTTATAAGAAATGCAAGAAGAAAACAAATAGAAGAAAATGCAACCCTACCTTCTGATGCTATAAATAGTGCACTTGCAGAATTCAACTATGGGAGCAATGATACCACCCAGTCGGAAGAGTTGTTACAACTTCCGAGTAACGGAAATCAATAGAGTTTTAGACGGAGATACTATTGATGTAACAATAGACTTAGGATTTGATCTTTATAAAAAAGAACGAGTGCGGATAGCTGGAGTTGATACCCCAGAGAAAAGAACAAGAGATCTGGAGGAAAAGGCACTAGGTCTTGATGCTACAAATTGGTTAAAAGAAAAATTAGAAGGAGCAATTGATGGAGATGACGAACTCTCTATACGCACTGAGCTTGTTGGTGGTGTTGGTAAGTATGGTAGGTTACTTGGTTGGTTATACATTGGGGATGGCGACCTATCACTCAATGAACAGATGATTACCGAAGGGTATGCTTGGGCATACGATGGAGGAACAAAACAAAAAGACTTCGAGGAACTACGAGAAATTCGTAGGTCTTTCGGCACATTATCGGAGGGTTAAAAAATGTCTTGCGGAGATCACGAAAAGATGAACCCAGTAGTTCATCGTTTATATCATTTGAAAGAGTGGGATAAGAAAATGGCAAAGAAGATACAGGACAAGTTTAACTTGACTGATTATCAAATGCTTTGTCTTGCATTTGCAAAAGGATTTATTATCGGAGCAATTCTATTATGAGTAATTTTAAAGTACCAGTTGCAGTACTCACATTTCTAGCAGCACAGCTAGGTGGTGCAGTATGGTGGGCATCACAAGTTGATGGTAGAGTTAAGAATCTAGAATCACAGAGTCTTAATATTGCCAAAGAAAATCGTAGATATATTAGAGAGGTTATCATGCCTTCTTATAATATAAGTGATTCATGGAATAACCCACATTATGAAGCCTGGTTGAAAGCAGGTGGTTGGAAAGACGGAGCTAAATGAATCTCGTATATAAAATTGGTATTGGTGTATCTGTAGCAACTAATATATTTTTTATTGGTTTAGCATCATATGCAAATTTAACTCAAGATTCAAGAGTTAAAGAAAATCGTGCCTACATGAAAAAAGTGATAGAGGAAGAGGTTTATAAACAGATTAAGTTTGTACTGCCCAGTTCCACTGGAACTGTTGTTAGATGACAATACCTCATATACAAACAATTAATAATGATAATGTTAGTATACCTAATATTATTGTACCAAACTGGCAACGTCTAGAACGTCAGGTAGATCATTTAGTTCCACCTGTAGTATTGAATATTGGTAATCCAATAGTTAATATGCCTGGTTGTGTGAAAGCACACCAAGATAATCAGATGCATGTATCTGGTTTACCAAAGGATAAAAATCTTGTAAATCAAGATTCTGACAGAGCAATGATAGTATGTGATGCAACTGTACCATCATATGATGCAATGAATTATGAACCAGAGCAGTTATTAATTACAAGAGAAACACCACCACCTCCAATAGCACCACCACCTGATACACCACAACCTGAAGTAACACCGCCAGAGATACCACCCACAGAAGAAGAAACTCCTTGTCCTGGACCTAATCAACCAAGAGTTGGTGATTTAACTCAGAATGGTGAGGAACGAGTTACAGGTCATGAACTGAGTGCTGACGGTAAAA